CCGGTGTTGATGTCGTGGCCGGTATGCTCAATCACATCATCAAAAAAGAAAGCACTGACCAGCAAAAGGAAAACTGATCAGTGCTATCATCAATCAAGTACTACACTCACCCTAGTTAAATGTAATACAAGAGGAATAACATTAAATGAAATTACAATCAACTGAAAACGTTGGGAGACCAACTGATAAGAATGAGCTTTATCCACTAATCAGTTATCTGATCGAAGATGAGGGATTGTCAATTCAAGAGGCTTGTGATGAAGCTGGCATTCATAGATCAACTTTTTATAGATGGTGCAGAATAAAAGGTGATGCAGTCTCAAAATTTAATAAGAGCAAGAAATCAAAAGTAAAAAGAAAAATGCCGAGTGTTAAGGCAATACTTGAATATTGGAGATCAAGCTCTGCATCTTGGTATTTGGATAATATGTCTAAATCAGCAAAAATGAAATTTGACTTTCACTTAAAAATAAATCCTATACATCAACAGTGTTTTGCATGTAATAGAGTATTTATTAAGTATAAATGGGGGAGTTCACGAAGTATACTAGAAAGGGCTCATATTGTTCCTCATGCACTTGGTGGGTCTAGTAGTCCTGTGAACTTTGTTTTGCTGTGCAAGCATTGTCATCTTGAGAATCCTAATGTTGATAATGAAATTGCATATTTAAGATGGCTGCAATCGCATAAGTCAAGATTTGAAATTGTCAGTGATGAAATACATCATCTTGCAAAGGCAATGATTGACCAAGATAAATTAAACAAAGCTCTCAGTATTACAAGATTAGATGAAATTATTCCCAAGGGGATTGATATTGAAAACTACTCAGTCGAACACCAAGGCGTAAACTTTTCAACAATCATCTCAGTGTTATGCTCCAAGATTGATGACATACTTGATGGGCATCATGAGATCAGAATAAAAAAAGGATGCTGATGATTGACATCAACCCCAATGAACTGCAAACAGAAATCATCAAACGAATTGGACAAAGAGACAAGATCATTGCGGCTCGTTGTGGATGGGGAAGTGGTAAGACTTCAGCACTTGTCTTCTCCATGTTGCTCGTCTCCAAGATGAGACCAGGTATGTCATCTCTGATGGTGACTGACACAACACCAAGATATAACTCGGTACTGATGCCGGAGATGGAGAAGTGGCTTGCTCCTCTTGGATGGATATACAATCACACGAACAAATTGTGGACAGATACCGAGAACGGATCAACCGTGTGGTGTCGCTCGTATTATCGACCAGGTACAAGAGAAGCAACTCACAATCCTCTTGAGGGTTTGAATGTGACGAGTGGTGTTTGCATGATTGACGAATGTCAGACTCTGACTGCTGAGGTTGCTCACAAGGCTCTTGGTCGTTTGAGAAGTGGACCAAGTCCAATCATGATCCTCGTTGGGCTTCCTGTCATTGATGCTTGGTGGTGCAAGATGGCAGAGTCAGCAGAGTATCAACCTTTGTTTTATTCATCATATGTCAATCAAGACAACTTGAGTGAAGAGTGGTTTGAGGCAACAAAGCTTCTCCCTCCTGATGAACGTGAGGCCATGGTCATGAATAAACCAAAGCCTCCAAGTGGTTTGGTGTATTCAGAATTCAATCCGGAGAAACATGTCATTGATGACTTCAAGTATGATCCATCCATGACAGGACGAATTGCAATAGACTGGGGATTCAGAAAGCCGTCGGTCTTGGTCATCGTATATGACGAGGTGAGAGAAGCATCAATCATCATCCATGAATTCAATCCCAAGGAGGTCACCATCGAGCAACTCAGTCAGATGATCCTTGCTTTTGCTTGGCCTCGTGCTTTGATGCAGATGGCACCATCAGACAGAGTATGGCTTGACACAGGTGTGGCAGACAAAGCCGGCAAGGCAAGATCTGATCATACAGGTCTCTCAGCTTTTCGTATGATTCGCAAGCATCCGGATGATGGAGGGATCGGATTGCCTATGAGGTCAACAACGGACCCGGTGAGGACTGATGTACTCAATGGAGTGCAGAGATTGAAACGAGCTTTCAACTCAGGGAAGTACTTGATCACTCGTGAGGTATGGGACAAAGGAGAGAGAGCGACAGGCAACTCAATCAGAAAAGCTTTGCTCTCATATGCTTGGGATAACAAGGAACAACCAAAGAAAGATGGACGTGAGGATCCTCTTGATGCTCTAAGATATGATTGTATCTTCCATCATTGGACAGAATCATCCCGCAACTATCAACCAAAGAGCAAACCCAATCGAAAGGTCAGAGTTGGCTCTTCAAGAAAAGTCGAGTTTTAAATCTCCTGTTTGGGAGTGAATTTTTATTATTGAATACTTAAGGAGTATTATTATGTATGTATTTGTTGGACCTGATGCTATTTATGGATATGGAGAAACAAGAAAAGAAGCTTTGAGTTTTGCTCAACAACGTGGATGGGCTTGTCCCAATGCAACGACGGATCAATTTATTCCTAAAAAAAAGATTAAATCTCTTGATGATGGATATATTTTAAAAGCAAGTAAAAAGTTTTATGACATTGTAAAAAGTGATATTGATTCTTATGAGTTGAATTGGTGGATCTTAAGGAGATTAAAGGGGATTTATATAGCTTATACTAAACAAGAGATTTTAGAGGAAGCAATCAAAAAGAAAGGATTGAATAAAATTAAAAATATTAAATGGATAAAATATCAGAGTCCTGACTTTGTTGTTGATCAAGTTCGTTATAAAAATAATAAAGAAGTTGTTAAAAAAGCAATTCAATACTTTATGAAGATGCAAGAACTTTCTGATGAACTTGATCGAATTGATTTATAGAAGTCGAGTTTTAAATGATTAGCAAAGAGTTGACTGAGCTTTATAAAAACAATTTTATGTATGCAATTGCTTTTGAATTCACACAAGATCATGACGATGCTTTTGACTTGATGCAAGATACATATGTGAGGATCATGAATAAAAAGTCATATTACAAAGAGAAGAGCTTCCATGGATGGGTCAAGGTTGTCATGAAGAGAATCCACTTGAACAACATACGCAGAGAAGCAATCAAGAATCGAGCTTTGATGACTTATGAAGACAAGTACAAACCTCCAGAGTCTCATGATTCAACTGACTTTGTATATTGCAAGCAACTGATCAAAATATGCAAACATAAAGAGATATTAAAACTTCAAGCCGTGGGATATACTGTTGAAGATATCAGTGAGATGACAGGCATCAATAAGAATACAGTCTTTTCCAAGTCGAGATACATGAGAGATAAATTGAGGGAATACAAATGAATGAAGCAAAGAAAAAAGTCATCGTTGATCTGACTTACAAAATGATCATTGAACCAAGTCAAGGATTCCCTCCTCATGAGTTTGAGGAGTCAGTCAAGTTATTCATGGAGATTGTCAAATCACTCTTGGATGAAGATTATCAAAAAGATAATATTTGACAAATAGTGATATCAAAATGATAATATACCCAAAGTGATCAACATCACCGAGGGTATTATGCATAAAGATGATGACGCACCAAGACACTTGCGAGCCAAGTATCCAAGGTTTAAAACTTTGGGTATCACAGGGACTCAACTGTCCGGTGGTACCATCTCAGGCTATGAACAGAATACAAGCCTTACAGGTCTCTCGTGGGTTCGTGCTGCTGAGGAGATGCTCAGAACGGATCCTGTTGTTCGTCGTTCTTGGCATATGCTCAGACAAACCTTGCTCTCTGCAACATGGAGATTTGAGGCTGGTATTGAAGACGATCCTCAAGCTGAGGAGCTGGCACGATTCGCAAATGAGGCATTTGGCTTCGATGGATATGCCGGCCAGATGTCAGTCTCATGGGAGGAGCAACTTGGATATCTATTCGAGTATGTGACAATTGGATATCGCTATGCTGAGGAGATTTACAAAGTTGGTCTTGATGCCGAGGGACGCACAAAAGTCTTCCTCGATTATTATGCTGATCGTGAACCCTCTGCACACAATGAATGGTTGAGCCGTGATGGTCAACATCTCGATGGAGTACTTCAAACCGTCGTTGGTGTTGGCAAGACTCCAAGACCTATCCCATCAAACAAGCTCCTCCTCCTCACTCTTAATAGAACAGGATCCAACTTTGAGGGTGTTGGGATGTTGCGTCCTGTGTGGTGGTGGTGGAGAACAAAGCAACGTGTTTCAAATCTGATGTGCGTTGGGTTGGATCGTTGGGCCGTCCCAACTCCAAAGGTGATCGTTGACCGTTCACAAGCTGAGGCACTCGGTTTGACTGATGGTGACATTGACGCAATGATCAACGATGCTGAGGCACAGGCTCAAGCTTTCCTTTCTGCTGAGCAATCTTATCTCGTCGAAAATGGTGCCGTGAAGTTTGATTCATATGCAGCAGCTCCGAATCTTTATGCTCAAGGCCCTCTCGATATTATCAAAGAATGTGACAACCAAATCAGTCAAGCTTTCCTCGCTCAATTCGCAAACCTCGGAATAAGTGACACCGGTTCAAGAGCAGTCGGAGAAGTTCATCTCTCAGTCTTCCGTCGAGCCGCGATCAATTTATGTGATGTCGTGGCAGCTCAAGTCAGTGGACCAGGTCGACGAGGTGGCGGAACTATAGGACGATTGATCAGATTCAACTATGGAGCCGTTGAGGCTTCCAAGCTTCCACGGTTGACTCATGCTGGTCTCGACACGGATGATCTTGCAAACAGTCTCGGCATGCTTGGACCACTTGTCCAATTTGGACTATTGACTCCTGATGACGAACTTGAGAGAGCGATTCGTGAAAGGTTGGGAGCTGGTGATCTTCCGGAGGATGCACAAAGGTCAGCAATCGAGAGAGCAGCATCATCTTCTCAAAGTGGTGGATCTGCATTATTAGCAGAACAGTTGATCAAAGCGAGAAGACGCAATGAATAAAAAGAGAACACAAGCTCAGACACCAGCACCTCCCAAAGATCGAATCAAAGGATCAAAGAAGAATCCTCAAGGATCTGCAAGTGGTTCTCGTGGATCAATCAAGATCAGTGATAAGACTGAGAAAGCTCTCGTCAATCTTAGAAACAAACATAATGACAAATACAAGTCTCCATCCAAGAGGGTGGATCTTGGTATGTTAAAAGCTGTTTATCGACGTGGGGCCGGTGCTTTCTCTGTCTCTCATCGTCCCAATGTGAGCAGTCGTGATCAATGGGCCTTGGCTCGTGTCAAAGCTTTTCTCAAGCTTGTTGGAACAGGTGAGAGAAAGAAAGCATACAACACTGATCTTGACTTGCTTCCCAAAGGTCATCCTCAAAAGAGTGAGGCCAAGAGTGAAGCCGTCGCATTGGCTGTCCCAAAGAAATACTCACACATATCATTCAAACCTCCCGAGGGTGCAAAGACAGCAGCGGCAAGAGCACTCAAGAAAAGAGCAGAAAAACCTCCAAGTCAAAGAGGGATGACTCCTGTTGGTTTGGCTCGTGCTCGTGATCTTGCTAATGGTCGAGAGCTCTCTCCGGAAACAGTGAGACGAATGCTTGCATACTTCACACGCCACGAGGTCGACAAAAAAGGATCGACGTGGGACGAGTATGGAAAAGGCCGTCAAGCTTGGGATGGTTGGGGTGGAGATGCTGGTTTTTCTTTTGCTCGAAAGGTCGTCAAACAAATGAATGCAGCAGATAACAAAACAACATTGAGAGCATATGGAGAAGCAATCCAACTCTCAGAGTCAAATGCTTATGAGGTCCCTGAGGGATTGACCATTGGCAAACCATTTAAAACTTTATCCTTGGGTCAAGTCTCTTCTCGTATGAGTGGAGATGCAATCGGAAAAGAGATTGATCAAAATCTCATCTCTGAACTTGTCCGAGTATTTAAAGAAAGACGTGATCATGATCCTGTCATTATTGACTGGCAACATGCGACGTCACCTTTTCAAGGTGGATCACCAGCTCCTCCGGAGTCCGGCTCTGCCCTTGGAATGATTATTGATCTTGAAATGAGAGAAGATGGTCTCTATGCGATCCCAGCTTATAACGAGCGAGGACTTGAGGTTGTCAAAAATGCTGGTGGAGTCCTGTGGTCGTCTCCTGAGTATATCCATGGAGAGATCTTTTCTCGTGATGGTGGTGACAAGGTTGGGGATGCTCAACTGCTTGCAATCACTCTCACACCAAGACCAGCACAATCCCATAACAAAATTGATCGTATCACCTTATCAGAGGAGTCAATGATGGAAGATCAAATCAACGAATTGAAAGCAGCTTTGGAAGCCAAAGATGCAATGGTCAAAGAGCTTGAAGCCAAGATCAGAGAGATGATGGATGATAAAGATTCGTCATTGACTGAAGACGAGAAGATGGCTGAGCACGATGACAAAGAGAAGATGGCTGAACATGATGATGCTGAAAAGAAAAAAGAGCATTATGATGAAGACAAAAAAGAGAAGATGATGGAAGACGAGGAAGAGAAGAAACAAAAACTCTCTGAGACTTTCACTCAAGACGTTTCACTATTGAATGAAGTCGTTGCTCTTCGTGAGTCTGTCAAAAAGCTTGAAGCTGAAAACAACAAAATCAAATGTGATGAAGCTGTCAGTGCTTTATTGCGTGAGGGTAAGATCTCTCCAGCTGAGCAAGATGTTGCATCAAAAGCTTGGAACATTAAAGATCTTCAACCGGAATTTTGGCAGATGTTCAGCGAGCGTCAATCCAACTCAAGTGTTCCCCTCGATGAGGTTGGACATGGAGCAAGCGGTCAAGAGATATCAAAGAAATCACTTGATCAAAAAGTTCGTGCTTTAGCTGAGGAGAAATCAATCAACTATAGCGACGCACTAAGTTTATTTAGAGAATCAAACCCTGACTTCTATCGTCAAGCATTTGGAGGATAACCATCATGGCTGACACACAAATCATTCAATCTTTTATCGCTGCAAGTGCAATCACTGAGTTTGCTCTTGTAAGCATTGATGGCAATGGCAAAATCGCAGTCACAACTGCGGCAACTGACGCGGCTTGTGTTGGTGTTGCTCAACGCGCTGGCTCTGCTGGTGATGCTGTTGACGTTGTCATCCATGGTCTCACTCGCGTTGTTGCTGGTGGTGCAATCACTTTCAACACTTCTCCATTAGTAATGGCAACAACTGCCGGAGCTGTGGCGGCACATGCGACAAGTGGAAATTATGCGATCGGTCGCGTGATTCCTAACATCAACCAAACAAGTGCATCAGCAAACGATCAATTAACTATCGTTTTCACAGGTGCCAACAACTTATTACCATAGGAGTGAATCATGGCTAGTTCATATAGTGTTATTCATCCAGTAGACGAGATTCTAACATCCTTAGTGTCTGAGGTTGTACCATCAGACAGTCAACTCATTGCAAATCAAATCTTTGAAAACGTGAAGATCCCTGAAAGAAGTGGAACATTCCTCCTTGAGAAT